GTGTCCTTAGTCGCCTTTAAAGAAACGATCGGCTTGGATTTATTTGCGTTTTTCTTTTCGATTGCGCGTTGGCTTCCGAGTTTTCCGCCGTGTTGTCTGTTGCATTGGAGGTGGGCTATGCCTGAGCCGTCAAGTCCTGGAGTGAGGTCACCTGTTAGGGCAAGTGGTGGTTCATGATCCGCGCTTGCGCCTTGTGGGCTGTTGCGTGGGAGTGTCATGTCTACGGGGTATCCGCAGCGTATACAAGTTGGTTCGCAGTTGGCTAGGACTTGTTTAACCCAGGTACGGTATGCGGCTGTGTTGCGTCCTTGTCTTGGTGTTGTCATTGTGTGCGCTGCTTGCCCATGATTATGCGGGCTATAGCGTCCTGGGGGTAGCCTTTGTCTTTAGCCTGGGCGGCTCTCATTAGTCGTCCTGTGAGGTCTTCGCGGCAGTACATGCAGGGCCATGCGCCTTTGCTGTGGTTGATCCAGCCTCGATCGCAGCTCGTATGCTCGCAGCCGCAGCCAGGGCGTGAGCAGTGCATTTCGTACAGGCTGTACATGACGGGCTTTCGTGTGTGTTGTTCCATTGTGTTTCTCCTAGTGTTTGTCTCGGCGGTCTCGGTCTCGGGCGGGGGCCCGATCCCGCCTCGGTGGTAATCGGTTTTTGGTATTACTCACCCTACCCACGGGGGCGGCGTGTCGCCTTGTCCTACCTGCGGCCGGTGCTATTTCCTCCGTCATTCCGGTCAAGCAGCTACCTATTAGAGATCTGAGCGCATAGGCAAGACACGCTACGACTGTGCCTATGGTGGCGTCTGTAGTGAGTCAATGAGTCCGCTAGCGTCGTGTTTGTTTACCTCAGTAATCGACGTTACGGGCTCTTTGTTCATTGAGGTTAGCCAGGCGTTTACGGCTGCTAGCTTGTCGAGGTCGTCGCGTGTGCCTTGCTTGCCTAGTATCGCGTGTATTGCTTTTACTTGTCCGGGTGTGGCCGGGTACATGCTGGAGCCTTTAGTGGGTGTTCGGTAAGCGGGTGCTGGGGTGTCTGTTTGTGTGTTCCATGGGTCATCTGGGATAGCCTCGGTAGTTTGCATAACCTTAGAGCGCTCCTTAGCCTGTTGAACCTCGTCGAGCGTGGCAATACTGGCGTCGATACCAATACCGAGCGCACCAATAGCCCTACCCCATGCGCTTGTCTCTAGATTCTGGATCTCTGACCCGCGAGTGAATGGCGTTGTACCTGGCACAATCTCCCAGGCTGTACCGATACCGGGTCTAGGATCGTCGGGTGTGCGGTAGGCGTAGGCCCTGCCTATTACCCATTTTTTGCCCTCGACCTCGACGAATTGTGGCTCGTCCATTTGTAGTGAGCCTTCCGGGTGTCTGGCTAGAAATAGTCTAATACGGCTGGGTACGTCGATATACCCGTCGAGGTTGTAGCCACTCATAGCGAGCCCAAGTCTGCTAGCAGTTCGTCGAGCAGAATACTAACGTCAGTAATTGTCATGGGGCTATCTGTCATCTCAATTTTAAGGTCGAGTAGGGCGTCCCTATAGCCGTCCGTGTAGGTTTTCACCCTCGGCCGCCTGCATGGCCCCAAACGAAGCCAATTATGAGGCCACACGTTAAGCACACTAAACCTAGTATCGCTGGACTCATGCTGTACGCCTCCATACTCTGATCACTCGGCCGTTATTGCTTTCCCGAGTACTAACCACAAAGTTACCTTCACTCTGTATTAGTCCTTGAGAGTTCCAAGACCTGAACAGGGCTCCTATTTGGTTAGGGTGTCCTAGTGGCTTGCCGATTGCGTCTATGAGGACGTCCGCGCTAAACAGTCCACCAATAGCGAGAGACTTACGAAATATCGTGGCCTGCATTCTCCATGCTGGGTCGATCTCGGCTAGGACCTGTGTATCTTTGCGGTCGAAGCGCTCGCAGTAGGTACAGAGTTGGCCTGTGCAATTATGGCCCGGCCGGTCAAGCTGTAGATCACCGATCTGGTCAAATAGTGTCTCTTGATCTTGCATGATTTCCCTTAGTTGTCTAGTGGCTAGTGTGGTGAGTGGCCCTGCCACTAGAAACAGGGCCACTCTTAGACCTCCCCGGCTCTGAGTCCGAGGTCTGAGGCTTCCCCTCCTCTGGTAGGTCTGTGGCTTAACCTTGGTCAGTCGATAAACCATTGTCAAGCACTTTAGCGAGATTCGGGCGTGTTTGGCATGATCTCAGGGCTCCAGCGGTGCGACATTGTGCGGCGATATGCGAGCGTAGGTTTACCGTCGCGGACAGTAACTAACAGTTGCCCAGGTATATCGAGGTCGTCCAGCTCGAAACTGTAATACGAGGCGTTTAACACCCGTGTCGCGTTTGATTCCAATGATCGGCCCCCCGTCCGTTATTCCAAGCTGTAAAGAATGCTCGATCTTGGTAGTAACGGTTCCATGACTGGATCGGCTTATCGCGTAGAGCTTTAATCTCCTTGATAAGGCCGTCGCGTGTAGCTCTCGACTCTTGGATCATCATGTAGGTAAGGCTTATACGCCATTTACTGTCTAGGAACTGGTAGGCACCGCTTGCCGTGCTTATGCTTGACCTTGCCCTATAGTTAAATCGGGACTCCCTGTGCTGTATGCACTTACGAACCCCTGCCCATTTACTGTCGTAATGCTGACCTGTGTACAAACTTGGCTCGTAGCCTTTCCAGTCCTCGGCGGCTGTCGAGTTTGCTACGCAAGCGGGGGCGGTGATGAGAGCTGCACATACTAGGATCTCGGCTATCATTCTGCCTCGATTATTGTAACTGTGCTGGAAATTCGCACCCGCTTACCAATAATCTCGTTAAGGCTTTGACGGTCGATCCGCCGTTGGCCTCCCGGTGTAGTTATTCCGTCGATCTGGCCGCTATCAACATAGCGTCTAATAGAGTCCCGAGAGACTCCCAATAGTTCGGCGGCTTCGCCTGGCTTAATATATTCGGTCATGTGTTCCCCTTTGTTAGGGTTCGAGAGTACCGGCTAATTGCTGTTTTTGCGTGCTTTTGCTAGTTCGCGTGTCCACCTGGCTTTAGTTAATGGGGATTTAGCCAGAATAGGAAGAGGATAGATTGACCCGTCCCGGTCTGCGTAGCTTGTAAATGAGACATGAATATGTCCCTCATGGCCGTAGTTACCGTGTCGCCATGTCCACCATGTTTTACGGTAAGTGCCTGAGGCTACGCGGTTTTCATACACAATGTTCTTGATACGATTCGATCCGGGTAAACCCGAGGCGGCGTAATCTGCTAACTGATTAGCCAAAACTCGGGCTGTGCCACCTTTAGAGAAAGTGCCTAGGTTTTCGTCAATGTCGACAGCGTGAACGATTCCGGCTTTATTAGGGTTATGGTCAGAAGCTCGGGAGGCGTGTGCCTGGTCTCCTACCCAGCCGTCAGATTTCCGGTCGCGCTTGGGCCAGCGTCGGTCTATCTGATCCCGTAGGGTTACGCCACCTTTACAGAGTTTTGCCACTATCCACCCCATAACGTGGGTCGGCGCCGTTTAAGGCGTTAATGATGACGGGTATTACAGCTGCACCGATAGCCACGATTAACGGGTGTACGTCGGCGGTCATTAGCCAGGACGCTATCGCGCCGAGAGCTGCACCGGCCGTAATTTTGACGATTGAGCCTTCCCACGTATTGGCTAGCCATTTTTTCAATTTGGGTCCATTCCTGCATTTTCCATAAGTCGATTAACTTTGTGCGATAGGTCCGCCAGAGATTGACCGCCGTTACGATAGCCAGGCTGTATTGAGCGCGTGGCTTTGGCGATTTCTTCGCGTACTACGTTGCGGACAAGCCAAATTAAGCCAGCGCCCATTATGCCGAGTATGGCTAGGACGGTGGCTACGAGTCCTACGTAGTCCGCGAGGGTCATTTTGCGGCTAGTTTGGCTAAGACTGCGGCACGTGCCCGCTCTGTATCCGTTGAAATTGTAGGTTTAGCCGTTTTTTTCTTTGGCTTTTCCTCGACCTCGGGTGGTGTGTCTACGTGTAGTTCTTCCTCTATTTGTGACATTTATGCTCCTAGATTGGGGTACATAACTGCTATCATGGCGTCGGTAAAACCAAGGCTTTTAGCGTGTGCGATTGCGTCGGCCGTGGCTTGTGCGTTAGCGGCTTTTGCTTTTTCTGCCTTTTTTGCTTCTGCTAGATCGGCTTTTTGTTGTGCTAATTCAGCCTCGGTAAAATCGCGTTCGGTGATTGTTGGTGGGTCGGTTGTGTAATCGGTTTCTATAACGTCACTCATTTTTATTCCTAACTGTTTTGGAGTCCGTAAACACGGATAGTTCCGGTTATGTTGCCCCCGGCAGCAATTATGGTAAAACCGTCGTAAGCGGTAGCAAGGTCATGGTTACCGACAACAACATAGCCCGTTACGCCACCTGAGGCTCCCACCGACACGTGGCTGGTAAACCCAGTCCTGACGGCTAACTGTGGTGAATATACTTCAATGTGTCCAGGCGAAGGGAAAACAGTAGCAACAGCACCAGGTCTGTAACTGGTCGTACCAGTAGTGGTTGTCGCTCCAAGATCGGCTACGCGGTAATCGCTACCAGACGCGTCTGTACCTGAAGCCCGTAAACGCAAATTAAAGTTATCTACTGTCGTGCCAATAACTTTGATTATGATTTGGTAATTTTCGTAGGTACTTGTAAATACACCATTTAGGCTAACATTCGTCACGCCCGTCAAAGTCACCGAGTTACCGCTGAGGGCGGCTGAACCACCCGTATTTGCAATCGTGGTTGGTGCCACCATTGTGTAACCCGGCGTCAAACCTGCCGTTTGCCACGCTGAACCGTTCCAGAATTGAGTTAGGTTAGTGTCCTGCAAGTAAGAGTATTGGCCGTCTGTTGGGCTCGGTATTGCTGTGGCCCTAGCCGCTGACGTAGCAAACGGTAGGACACCTACTAGGTCTACACGGTTAGCCAGGGCAAGCGAGGCCGCCGGGTAGTTAGCGACTAGGTCGCTGGACTCCACATACGGAGTGCCCTCTGGTGTTGTTGCCATTTTTTCTCCTTATGCCGCTGTTAGTGAACCGTTGCTTATTATCTCGAACCATCGAGCCGTATTAAATACGTCGTCCCATTGTATATCTGTGTAGACCTCTCCCCACAGTATTGTTTGGAAGCTGTAGCGAGGGTCGGAAAGTGACAAAGTGAGAATGTGTTCGCCTGGTGTGTAAACCTCGCCCCAGCCCTCGACTAGTCCGGCGAATTGGGCCTCTGGCGCGGGTTGTGGCAAGTTAAGGATAGATACTTCCATGCCGCTAACTAGATTCATTATTCTGTCTCGGTTTGCTTCGTCGAGGTTTTGCACCATAATACTAATTGTGCCTAGATTCCAAAGCGGGTTAGCCTGGGCGAGAATGATTTCACCGGCCCGGTCGCTGACGTCCCCTGCGCTTTTAATGTCAGTTTGGAGGCGGTACTCGCGTAGTCCGTAGGTGGCTATGGAGGCGGCGTCTGTTTGGGTAGTTTCGTGGGTGTCGTTATGACCTAGGACGGTTACCGAGTTTACGATTGCCTGGCGTGTTTTAGCCCATGTCGGGGAGAAAATTATAGTGTCGTCTGGTACAAGGGTCGAGGACATATTTACCGGGTAACTATTCCAGTCCGTTGTAGCGTCTGCCCATGTGCCGAATTGAGCTGACCAGGCGCCGGCAAACGTCGTGCTGCCCCGGTTGCCGTAAGACTCAAAAACGATCCGGCCGTAAGGGTCATCAAAGTACGTGCCACCGTTACGCTCTGCCAGACTTGCAAGCTCGGTTAGTGCCTCGGTCGGGTTAATGTCCCCGCCGGTAATTGCTGATAGGACTGTGACAGTATCCGCACCGTTTAGGTATGGTAAACCTACGGCTGTAAGGACTTCCTCGACGCGCTGGGAAACTGTTTGCTCGGGGTAGCCGCTCGCCCCGACCTCGGTAAAACCAACTCGGGAAAGTTCACCAATGCCTGTTATTGTGCTTATGGCTATTGGTGGGTCGGACGATAAGTGGGTTATGTTTACGTCGGTTACTTGCCCAGTAAACCGATGAAAGCCATAGGCTTTAATAACAAGCACATCGGCTATTTCAATGTTTACACCGACCGAGCCCCGAATAATGATTTGAGAGTTTGACGCCTGGGGCGCGGCTGTAATGTCTGAGCGGCCGTGCTGGATCTGAACTTGATACTCGACTGTATCAAGATCTAGGGGTACGTCATTTAGTAGGATTTGGCTTATCATGTGAAGATCGGCCTGCTAGGTAGACCGTTACGGGCGTCCGCCGTGACCAGGGTGTTTTGTACTGCCTGGGCTATTTGAGTGTTTGTTATTGCTATTTGTTGACGAGCTGCTGACGCTACCCTTTCGGCTCTGGCTGCTGTCGCGCTTGCTTCGACTTCTCTAATGGCTTCGGCTATGTCTTCAAGCAGTTGGGCCTTAAATGTGACTCCTACGGCTTTACCTATGTTTTTACCTAGTTTGTTAAGTCGGCCAGTTTGCTCGACTAATTTAGTAGATAAGCCGTCTACTGTGGCTACTGCTGCCGCTTCGCCTGCGAGTAATGCGTCAGGTACTAGCCCCATGGCCAGGGTCTTAAAAGTCTCTTGAATCGTCACCCATTTAGTATTTAATGTGCTGAGTAGGCCGCCGGGATCGTCGAGCATGGCTTGACCAATACCGCCCCCGATTTCTGGGCCTAGGCTGGCTAATTCTTCTACTAGTGTTTGATCGACTCCGCGCTGTTTAAGGGCGTTTAGGACGTTGCCGAACCACGGCGCTTGGTCTACGGCTGTGTTAAAACTGTTTACAAAGTCGCCAGCGACTAGCTTTCCGTCTGCTCCGACTGATCCACCGAAGATACTGGCTAGGTCAATAGTGTTAAGAGTCTGGCTAGTGCTTGCTATGTAATCATCTACAGCCCGTCTAGCCTCGTGGAGTTTGCCTATTTCGGTGTCTAGTGCTTTAGAGGTGTTTGTAAGTTTCTTCACTCGGTTGTCTAGTTGTGCTTCTAGTTTTTCTTCGGCTTTTGTAAGAGTGTCTGTTGCTTGCGCGTTGCTGCCTTTTGCAGCGGTATTAGTCTCGTTTGCCGCCGTGCTTTCTCTTTGTGATTCCGTGCTGATTCGTGCCTGGTATGCGGCCTCTTGCTCTGCGAATATGCCGGAGGTTTGTGCTTTCCGAAGTGCTGCAATTTGATTTATAAGAAAATCTGTTTGATTACCTGTTATTTCTAAGTTATCTCCTACTGCTTTAATGCTGCTTGCGTAAGCACCTAAAACAGGTATTAAAGGTAAAATGTTATCTAGGAGTGATCTTTGCGCGTAACGTAAGCCAAAAACTCCCTTTTCGTATTTTTGAGTTTCGTGGGCAAGTTCAACTGTTTCCCCTTTTAACTCCGCTAGTTTTGCAATTAAGAAACCTATTCCTCGGGTAAAGTTTGCTACGTCTCGCCCGGTTTCTTCTACGATTCCGGCCATTCCTTTAGATCCGCCCATGGCTTGCGAAACAGATTCAAGTGCAAAGACTAAGCCTTCTCCGATTTCGGCTTTAGCGTTTTCTACGGCGGCTGTTAGGACTCTTTGAGTGTTGGCTAGGCCTTCGGAGGTTCGGGCAAAGTCGCCTTGAGCGTCTGTGGTCTGGGATAAGATTTCTTGATGTGCGGCTAATACTTTCTGCTGCTGAGTGAGCGCCCCGGATCCGTCATATATGCCCATTTTCATAGCACGGGCGCGGAGTGTTGCGTCATCGAGCAGCACACCAAAACTTCTTAGGGGCTCGGCTTCGCCTCGTAGAGCTGCACCTATTGCGGTTATGGCTTGCTCGGGTGTTGAGTTATTGAATGAGGCTAGATCCGCTGAGAGGGTTACAAGCTCGGTCGAGAAGCCTACTAGATCGGTTCCTGCTAGCCCTGCGGCTTTACCAAATTGGGCAAACGTGGCGGCGGCGCTGAGTGCTTGCTCTTGAGTTTGACCTAAAGAGGTTACGGCTGTTTGGGAGAATTGCAGAATACTGCGTGAGGATTCGCCGAAAATTACGTTTACTTTGTTTTGTGTTTCTCCGAGGTCTCGGGCCGCTTTGATAGCGTCCCCGGCTATTTTGACTGCAAACACTCCGGCCGCTGCTGCTGCACCAATGAGAGCGGGTTTTAGGAAACTGTCAATAGATCCGCCAAACCCTTTAACGCTTTTTTGGGCTGAGTTGATGTTGCGGTTAAAGTTTTTAAGGTCTGCCGCTAGGAATACAGTTAAGGTTTTACCGGCTGCCATTAGAGAGCCCACCTGCCGATAGCGCGGTCTACGGCTTTACCCCACTCCTCAATAGCGTCACCTTTGTAGGTTCGAGCGTACTGTATCCAGTTTGAGCCGCTGCCAAACGCTGCGGGTACTCGCGCACCGGATCGGCCCCTGTTGCCTTTATCGGCCGGGTATCGGAGCATGTTGGCGGTAGCCCCGCCGGAGGTTACTTTACGGTTCCCGCCGATCATTATTTTAGGTACACGGTCGGAGCCTGCCCGTACACTATTAGCCAGGTCTTCACCCCAGGGA